CTCGTGTATCTTGTCCAGCAGTTCGTCTTCCGGCAAATTCTTCTCCACCAGTCTTAACATTTTCGTTACTTCCTGGTCTGAGTGTAAAGCCTCTTGTATTGCGATCACCGTATTTGGTGAGTACAAGTCCATAGCTTTCACTAAGATGTCGCAGTATTCCCCTAACGACTTTCTTGTCATCATAACTTTTTTCCTCCACCTTATTGATTACTTCTGCTACTTTCTTGGCATCGAATTGAGTCTTATCAAAGTGGAAACCACTGTCACCAATTCCATACACTGCCGTTATTGGCTTATCATCAAAAGAATTGTCAAAAAACACAAGTTTGTAATTGTTCTTGCCTTTTTCGCCTTCAACAAGGAACGCATTATCGGATATCCTGAGCCCCGAGTGATTGTCAGTTGAAACAAGACTGTTGTACTTTTTCCATTCGGCAGGTGTCAGAGCATTATCAAACCCAACCCGCTTTGAGTACCGAATATCCGGACTGTCGGTAGGATTACCATTGGTAACCTCTTTGATCTGATTGGAGTAGAACGGAATCGCAACGGTGTGCTGATCGCCGCCGTTTTTGCCACCCTGATCTACAATGCCGTCATAGCCGCTATCCTTCAAGAAGTCTGTGACTACATCCGGGACCGTGGTCCAAGCATGGGTTGTGCCGTTGTCCAAATCGTCCTGCAACCGCTCCAGCCAATCCTCAATAGGAATGCCGTTCTTATCCCACATATCCGCCTGGGCATTGTCTGTGTCGTACCGGCTCATGTCTGCATCGTCCACATACGACTGCAAATCATCAATAAATGACTGATCCAGCTTGCCGGTATTGTACGGATTGGTAATATTCAGATAAGCCTGATACACCTTTTCTTCCCGGTAGTCCGGGTCGTTGTACTGGGCCTGATCAATACCCACCGCTTTTAGCACATCCAAGAAACGGCTTTCTTCGTTCCAAAGATTTCCATCACCAAGCCACATATCTACCAGTACGGACAGCGCATTGCCCTTGGCACGGTGCAGTTCGTAGTCGCTAAAGCTACCAATGCCTATTTGATTGCCGGGCTTCAAGACAATGTTATCGTTGTCGTCCAATGTGACCTGCTTGATCTTCTCGGTCATTGCTTTCTTTTCAGCTGCGGTCAAGGTGTTCCAGTATTCTGTAACCGGCTTGCCGTTTACCTTAAACTGAGTCTCGTAGCTGTCATAATCGCTATCATAGGCGAGAGAAGTATCTGCTTTATCCCTGCTGTAATTTGTGGCAATATCCGGATCGTCCGTAAAATACGCCATCGGACCGGAGGTTGCCCGCTTGGGATCAAACACATAACCTACCCGGTCCGCTCTGGCAGTACCGTGGTAAAACGGTTTGATCTTACCGTCCTCGTCCCGCAGTTCCGGCGCCACATGCTTATACCGCCGCTGCTGCGCCTCCGTCAGTTCGTTGCCCTGGCTGTCCACTTCCAAGGAATGGCGGCTGTCATTTTTGCCATTCTGTGCATTTTTTTGCCCATTCTGCATAGAATGAGTATTGACATCAGGTCCATTTTGTGTTACCTTGTTGTCAGACGCAATCCCTTGCTTAAAAGGCTTCCTGCTATTTGCATAGCCTTGAGGGGTTGCGTTTTTTATTTTCACATCTGCCTTCCGCATATCCACGATATCATAGAACACCATCGCGTTCTGTGTGGTTATGCCAATAATCACATCAGCGGTATATCCGTTTTCACCAACCTTAAGGAGCACATCAGAATGTGCAAACTGCTTGAAGCTATCATTTCGGCTGTGCTTCAAGTCTTCAATCTTTTTGTTTTTGCCGGATTTCAGGATCTCATCCAAATTCTGTGCGGATAGCAGTTTATCTTTGTAGGCTGTCTTTTCCTTTGCTTTAAGGTACTGAGAGTATTTTGAATTCAAAAACTCATTTTTGCTAATGGCATTTACTTTGACTACGCCACCCCACAAATCTACACCTGATTTATATTCAGACAAAATATTTTTGATTTTTGTCGCCCACCGCGACTTGGACACGCCAGCCAGTACATCATTATCAATAACGACACACGGTTCGCCGTCTTCTGTAATTTCAATAGAATGGCGAATTTCGGACTGACTATTTTCTACTTCACTGCCGTGCTCACCGTCCAGCATTCTTTGGCGGTTGTCAATGGCATTGTCCAGTGCGTTAAAGAAGTTATCCAGCACCGGCACCTGCTGCGCCGCCTTTTGACCGGCTCGTGCAGTGGTATTCAGCGTGCCCTGTCCCTCAATTACGCTGCGCACAGCGTCCAGTAGCTTTGTAAAGAAGTCCTTGATCTTTTCCACAACGGACTTCTTTTCTTTTTGGGTCAGGTCGGTATCTTCCGCCAGCCACTTGGCGAACTTCTCGCCGCCCTCCTGCGTACTGGCTTCACCACTGATGAAGTCAAAGATCATCTCGCTGACGGCATCTTCAATAGAATACTGCTTGCCGTTCTCGCTGTACCCATCTACATATTTCTGCAGCAGGTCAATCTTATCATCGTGCGCATAATCGCCGGTTGCCAGCATATACTCCACAATCGGCCGGCAGGCGTCCAGCATTTCCGCCGTGTTGTAGGCATGAGTGTACTCGCCCAGCTCGTGCATAAGGGTGGCGTAGATATGCCCGCTGTACGGGTTCAGCACCACCTTGCCATTGGCAGGATCAATATAGCCGTTATCGTTGCTTTCCAGGCTGCCGTCCAGCACAATATCCAGCTTGGTCTTGGCCGCCACACGATCCAGGACTTCCTCTTCCTGCGGGGTAACCGTAGCTTCTCCGGTCAGCGTTACAACGCCGCCCTGGTTCTTATTTGCTTGGGTAACGGCGTTCTTGGTGGTGCCGATCTCCTTAGACTGCTCCTGACCGCTCAGGAACAACTCATTGGCAGCACCACTGTCCATAATCCCCATTTCAATCGGTGCAGACAGTGTATTGGCTGCCTGGTCAAATGTAATCTTGCCTGACGCACCGGCGTTGTAAAAGCTCTCCGCCGCGTGCAGATAGGAATAAGGGTTGACCTTGCTGTCGTAATTATTGACCAGCGCATAAGCGCCCAGGGAGCCAAACTTGGCAGCGCTCTTGTAAACCGCCTTGGTGTTGGGGTTGTTGAACTGCAAATAATCCGTGGTGGTCTTCGTGCCGTCTTGCAGCTCGACCACGGTATGGCCGTCCTGGACCTTAAGGACGCCTTTCACTTGGCTCTCCGGCACAGGCTCTGCCCGCTGCAAATCCTGTGGAACCGGAGCTTGCTGCGCAGTCTGTTCCACCTGGGTGGCCACATCTGCATTTTGCGCTTTGGCTTCTTGGTTCAGTTCTTCAATCTTAGCTTTCTGAATGCCGTTGTAGGTGTCCTTGAACTCATTATACCCTTTTGCCTTTGGGTTTACAAGAAGTTCATTCATATATGCAGCAGAAGAACCGCCACGCAGCATTTCATAGGCCATACTGCGGGTAGCGGATTGTGCCCAGTCAGTGCTATTGTCCCGCAGCTCGGCGTACAGGGCCTTTGTGGTCTTGTCCCCTTTAATCTTCCCCTCGCCGTCGAAATAGCTGCTCACAAAGCGGCTGACGGCCTTGTCCACATTCTTAACGCCGCTGTCTTGCAGCCGTTGGCGCACAGCGTCCTCCAGCACGGTCTTTTGAGCCTGCGTAGTCGCAGCATCATCGCTGGTCTGCATTTCCATAGCCAGCTTGCCCAGCTGCCGCTTGGATATAGTTTTACCGTTTTTCTCTGCATCAGCCAGCTCGGCGGCAATACGATACAGTTTGGAATTCTCATCCGCTGTCAACCCGGCGTCAATCAACTTTTTTGCATTTCCGTTACTGCGTACATTCTTGCCATAGCTATCCTGCTGCAAATGCCGTTCTCCGGACATGATTGCTTCGTTTGCGCCGCTCATCGCCATACCGGACAGGCCACCGGCTAAGAAAGCCGACAAATCTTCTTGCCCCGCCATAGACACGACTTTGGCAAGCGCCTGGGAATTGCTCAATCCCTGAGCACGGCATTTATCGAAGGCATCCATCATTTTGCTTTGGTTGCCGTTTGCCAGCGTATCGACAATACGATCAAGGATATTACTGGCTACCTCTTCTGAACCCTCTGACGCAAAACTCTTTGCAAGGCGGGCAAACACATTGCCACCGGCACCGAGGATCGCATCCAAACCAAGTTTTTCTGAGATATACTCAACTGCACCATACAGTGCACCTACGCCCAGCGCACGATCGTCAGAAAAGCCCTGCTCTTTCATATCTGTAACTGTCTGCGTGGCCGCTTCTGATGACATAATCAGTGAGGTGGCGTTTGAAGTAATATTCTTTACCTTTTCAAGTGTCGCGCCACTCGTTTCACCCCCTGCTAAGCCCACGCCGAGACTCTTACCGACCAGCATAGCAGCGACAGAATCAGCCATAGACATTCCTGCATTGTAGATCCAAGAACCGGTGTTTCCCAAAATGGTATTTTTATCTTTCCAATAGTCCTGATTCGCAATTTCTTCTGCGGTCGTTTCGCGAGTAGCGTTAGCCATCTTTCCGGACAGATTGAAAACATCGTATGTATCATCTACGGAATGGCCGGTTGCTTTAGCTGCTGCGCTGGTGATAAAACCCGGTGCACTCATTAGATTTTCACCAACAGAAGCGATATTTGCCACGGTGGCACCAACAGCACCGTCTTTAACCATTTCCCTTTGCGACTCCACAGCTGCGTCGGTTGCTCTTTGCTGCAAATCCTTGTTAATTGCTGATATATATTCATTTGCAGCGTCTGCGCCCTGTGTATTATACAGATAATTGTATGTGCCCCGCTGCACATCAGTCATTTGGCGATATTTCTCATCGTCCATCGTTTTGGTCATGCGGTTATTCCACATCGCCACATTGTCCGTGCCTATATTACTGGCAACACTGGCAATGGACTCAGACAATCCGTTCACCTTGCGATATACATCGTCCTGATTGGACTTGTCGATTTGCTTTGACTTAGCAGCATAATCTTTTTGATTAGGAATATCCGAATATTTGTCGACGATTTTTTGTCGCCGCTCGTACTCCTCCATCTTTTGGATCTTTTTATCATATTCATCCAGCGCAGCCATGTGCCGATTTGCTTCTTCCTGCATTTTTGCGGCGCGCTCGCTATCCGTCCGCTCCAATGCGATACCAATCAGCTTGTCTATGGTGTTGCGTGTTTGACCACCGTACTGCCGTGCATAGGCTCTGCGCTCTTCACGCAGTTGGTCAAGATTTTCCACTGTATTCGGAGTGGCATCAAAAGTATCAACGGCCTGTAATGCTGATGTCGAAGCTCTCCAGCTGGCATTTTTAGCCTGATCGCTCTCCATGGCGTCTAAAACCGCAGCGCCCTGCACAACATCGTGATTGATATAATCAGAACGTCGGACACCCTCACGCTTGTCCTTTTCCTTTACAGATTTCTGCAAATCTGCCCAATATCCCATTTGAAACTCTCCTTCATACTATTTCTTCTTATTCTTCTTAGGCGTTATCCCATAATTTCGACACAGTGTATTGTATTGAGATTTAGATATATGGCCCTCAAAATATGCGTCCTCGATTGCTTCTGCCTTGCCCTGTTTTGTACGATTCATGCCAATAGTTTTAACAAAGCCGTCCATTTGTTTTTCCGTCCATCGTTCGCCTCGATTTTCGTATCTTGAATTGTCAAACTTTTTCTCCCATGACGACTTCTCATCAGAAGATGCATAAACAGGATTGCTGTTTCCAAAACCAGTACCGTAGCCACCGCGTCCACTGGATCTGGAAGAGCGAGAAGAGCGTGCAGCCTTGGCAGCCTTTGCGGCCTTGGCGGCTTCCTCCTGCTGCCTTTTCCACTGCAGTACATCCAGCTGGTAATCCTGATCAGCCTTCCACTTGGAGAGTGCTCTGTCCGCCTTGCTCTCACCCAAGTTGCCCTCGTATTTAGCCATATCGCTAAGGAAGGACAGGTTATCACTGTATGCCTGGCTATCTACCGCACCGGTCTTTTCCACCGCTGCGTCCCACAGAGAGCGTGCGTTCTGTAAAGCTTCCACCTTGTCCTGGTACTTTTGGTAATCAAACGCACCGGCCTCGTTGGCTCGCTGCCCACCGGCGGCTTTATTCTCCATTTCCCCGGAGTGAATTTGGTTTGCCGTAGACAGTTTAGACAGCAAGTCCTCATTCTGACCAGCCAATCCGTTCATATAGCTCTGCTGGGCAGCAGGAACGGTGTAGTCCGTGTCATAGCCACCGGCCATATTCTCTTCTGCGTTAGTCTGCGTGTCCGCTGCTGCCAGCTTAGAAAGCGCCGCATAATCTCTGGCGTAATCGCCGAACACATCAGCGTTGCCGAAATTGGAAGACTGGGCACGGCGATTGAGAATATCATCCACCGCACCCTCTACCATCTTAGCGAATGTACCGTTACGGTAAGGGCCAATTGCGCTGAGTTTCTTGTCATAGTCGTTCCTGTTTTTCTGTGCATTCTTGGTTGCCGCAGACTGTTTCACCTTGCCAAGCGCTTTTCTGGTCTTAGAACTGTAACTCATCCAATTCCTCCTTACTTCTTGTTAAGAATTTTTCGCTGAAGTTTGTTATTCCGATCGGCAATAGCCCTTTCCTGTTTGCGTGCCTGTTGGCTCTCGTTCAGGTTGCCGTAATACTGCTGTTGACCGGAGGCAAAGCTGCGATCATCGTTCCATTTCGTGTAATCGTTGGAATAGGAAGTGTTGAACCGATTCGTGTTGTAATCCATCTTGTTATAGGCGTTGCCCACAGCGTCCTGATACCGCCCATACTGCTGCTGATTCACACTATCAAGAAGGTCATAGGCATTCTGCTTACCTTGCTGCTGTTGGTCATATTTTTGATATGCCAGGGACAAAAGCTGCGACTGTGTATTGGACAGGTTGTTCAACTGCGCCTGGTTGGCAGCATTACCCGCCGTAGTCGCCGCAGAGGAGGCATAGCCACCTGTTGCTGACGCCATCTGGCCCATCGTGTCCAGCATATCATTACGGCCCTGCGCCTGGTACTGTGCCTTATAGGCCTGGTATGCAGCGTCATTGTCTGCGTCATAAGAAAACTTTGACTTTAAGATGCCACCCAACATGTTTTGCAGCCGGGCGGTATAGTCCGTCAAGCCGTTTGCCTTGGCATACCCGCCATAGCCGCCGTTTAACAGAGAATTGTAGCCTTTGACACTGGCGTCCATGTCCTTCTTTTCCTTGGACTTCATCAGTGCTTTATAGTCCTTGGAATTGGTCCATCCGCCGCTATACTTATTGACTGTTTTTGTCCAGCTGCTCAGGTTCTTTTGCGCAGCCGTCTGTTTGGGCTTGCTTTTCTTTGGTTTGCTCTTTGCCATTTATCTGATCCCCCATATATACGATATTGTTCGTGCTGTGATCTTCACGCTGCCGCTTTTCACATTGGCAGAATAGCAGCTGTCAATCGTCACCGTATTTCCCGCATAGTCGCCGTCCACGGACCACACAGTAAAACTGTCTGTTGCGCCAATGTTCGTATGCGATCCGCGAACGGCAGTGCAGCTACGGTCTCCGTCCAGAATAGGGCACAGGGCGTGCATCCAGCTATTGCTAAAGCGGATAAGCAGAAAGCGGTAGTTGTCCACACTGTCATTCAGAGTGATCGTATCGCCAGCCTTTGCGGTACTCCCGCTGAACAGTAGAGCGGATGACCGACCGTCCCGGATCATCTCGTCCACCTGCTCCGTTTTCAGGCCTTTTGTACTCCGCTGATCACCGTCTCCGCCATTGGTTAATGACGCCAAAAAGGTCCGCGTCAGATTCTGTTCGTCCATGTTGTTCAGCGCATAATTCAACTTATCTGCCATCTGGTTCAGGTACAGATACAGACGCTGTATCCGCTGACTATCCGTTACGCCGTCAGACGGCTTGCCAATGTTAAAAGTCATAAGTCACTCCCTAAAGTCATTGTGTTTGCAATACTGATCACCCGAACATCTCCGCAGCCTTCCAACCGCAGCGCATAGTGATCACAGGCTTGCGGAACGATATTCAATACTTCCGTCTTCGGTGTACCATTACCGGTCAACACACCCATTTGGATCCACTGCCCGCTGCTGTCGTACTGGATAAACGCTTTGAGCACAGCGCCCAGCGCGATCTTAGCCCGCAGGTTAATACGGCTGACGATCTTCTTATCCGGGTACGAAAAGTCTATGGCACCGGTCTCTGCGTACCATTCCACCTTGTCTTCCGTTTTGTACAGTTCCAGTCCGGACAAAGCGGTCTCGTTGTGTCGGCCAAGTTCATGGAAAATACAGTTCGGGTCCATTGCATAGACCGACCCGGTGTAATCCGTGATAAAGTGCAGATACCGCATTCCGTTCAGACGCACCCACAGGCTGGTATTCAGGTCATAGACAAAGGTCTCGTAGCCGCCGTCCGTCTCGTTCTTCATAGAGATATAATACTTGCCAAGGGAACTTCCGGCGTTGGCTTCTGTGTATCGTGTGTTACCCAGGGCAGCGGAAATGTTGGTCACCGTGCTGCCATCAAATACACACACGCCGTCCAGCGACTTATAGAATACTGCTCCATTCAGCACCGCCAATGAGCCGGAGCAGTCATTTTCAACGCCGCGATCTTCAATGGCAATGCGTTGGTATGCCGCCGGATAGCCGCCGTAGATGCCATAAATCTTATTTTGTTTGAAGAAGTACGGCATATCGTTTAAGGACACCGCGCCGGTAAACGGCTCATCATCACCCAGGGACAATGCGTAGGAATCCGATGCCGTATTCTCAAAGCAATACCAGTTGGTCGGATCACCCAGCTTGCTGGCGTAGATTTGGTTAATATGCTTACCTGCGGAATCTACGCCGTACTTGCAGCCCCACACGCGGTTTTGTGCTACAGTGACAAAGTCAAATTCCGGAAGCACTTTTTCTATTCTGTTTGGACAGTGATATGTGGAATCAATAACACGCCGCAAGCCCTTAACGACCAGCCGGCTGCCGTCATCGGAAACAGAATGCACATTCGCCCATTCGGTAACGAACACACTCTTGCCTGCAGACACCGAGAACTTGACCGTATCACCTGCCTTAACGGAAGCGAGTATATCGTCTTTGATATCTGTCGTATCCACAAGCACATAGGTCACCGGAACCGCGATCCAATCGTCTGCTGTGGCAGAATAAGCCTTGAACACAGGTACATCATCGTTAGTGGTATCTACCCAGTATGCGTAGAACCGAGTATTTGAAAACAGCACATTATCGACTGCCACCCAAGCACCATCTTCATTTTTGTATAGCGTACCCTGACTAAATTTTTTAAGTCCGCTACCTGTTGTCCCGGTGGTATCCAGCCAATAGTCATTGCCTTTTGTGCCAGGGTCTTTATCCTGCCGCTTCCACGCGCTGGCAGCCGCAAGCGTATTGAACTCGCCATTGCCTCGCACGGCCATTAGGTCACCGTTTGACCGCACAACATAAGTACCTATAGCAGCACCGGCAGGTTTTGCAGCGCTATATATCAACCGCGTGTACGGAGCACCGTCCGCACTGCACATATCGCAGCCGAAATAAGTATCCGTCGTCTTGTTAAACGCCAGCGGCAGCACACCCTTGTCCGGTTCTTCCGTGTCAAAATACAATCCGTATGGGAAGATTAGGATTTTCGTACCGAAGTTTAACAACTGCAATTTGCCGTCCACGGCTTGCAATTCGGACAGCTTTTCTCTGAAACTATAATGGCCTCCGTCATAGTACAAAACATCGTTAAACGCTGCTGTTATCTTCTGATTTTTAATTAGGCAGCCAACATTCTTACCGGAAGCCGCCACATCAATGAATGTAAATGCTCGTGGATCACGTGTGTTAAACCATTCTACATCGGTCTGTGTATGGTTTAGGCTTTCCTGCTCTAACGCATCAATAATTTCTTTATCAGAAGCGTTCTGCTGTGTTTCGTCCTTGTAAATGGGTCTTTGTGCTTCCAATTCATATTCCCTATAGATCGTATCGACCACTAAGACTTTATCCGTTTCGGTTTCCATCTTCACATTCTTGCCAAGCGCAAAAAGAACGCCATTATCAAAAGTATGTTCGTCTGTTCCAACATGAATACACACATCAGCATACGGAGCAGCGTCAAATCCAATATACGAAACTGCTTCATCGAAACTATACGGATCCGAACCATCTGGTCCTAATCTTACCGCAATTTTTTCTTTCAATGCCGCCTTAAAACGAATAAAGTAGCGAATGGTCATAACCCTCCGAACTACAATTTTCGGTTCCAAAGAGCTTCCTATTTCGTCCCCTGCTTTGCCATATTTGTGGACCTGAAACGCACTATTCACAATCGACATCCGATTGTACACACGCTCATCACCATCTAATGTGTAAATTTCACCTACAACCTCGCCATCAAACTCCGGATACTTGTACCGGTTCATCGGTGCGCGGTTGGACAGCATAGGGTAATCGTCCAATGTGATATTCTCGGTATTAAAGAATTCTCCAGCCTGCTGCACAACGCGGTGATTATAGCCCAGGAATGTGGAGATCATCTCTCGGTTGTTGCTCACATTACTAAGCACTGGTCTTTGCATACTCGCACCTCCTAAAAGCGCAGCGGCACATTCTTGGCCGCGTGCGTGCGATTGTACTGGTTGCGGAATGAGGCCAGCATTGTATTGAATACAGAATTTACAGCGCTGTATCGGTTGAAGTCACCGGTGTACAGCAGCATTTGGGACTGCAAGTAGTGTATGTAAAGTTCGTCATAAGGGGACGGCACAAGCAGTTCCTGGGTATTCGGCGTTTTTTCCGTGTATCCGGCAAAGGCAGGTGCGCCCTCTCTGGCGTCCATAATTTCCAATTTGATTTGTTTATCCAGTCTATTCAGCCAGGCGATTTTTTCGTTCATGGAAAAGGTCGTGTTGGGGCACAGCTTGTCCGCCTGGTTGACTGCTTCCGCAATCGTCATATTGTTGTTCCCTCCTCATAGTAAAAAGGGCAGACGGAATATTCCGTCCGCCCTTTGTCGGTTACATACCGGCTGCCTGTGCAGCCAGCTTTTGAATGAGCTTGGCATTCTCTGCTTCCATCTGAAGTCTGCGGTTGACTACCTCTGCAATCGGCTCCGGCACTTCTACCGGGATACCGCGCTCGATCTGATATGAGCCAACGCCCGCCACAGAAGCGAACATGTGGCTCTCGTTGTTCATCGGGTCCAGCGGAATAAGCACAGGCACCATTTTCCACTTAGGTGCAGTTTCTTTCTTCTCAGCCGTTTCTTTCTTCTCAGCCATTCTTAATAGTCCTCCAATCAGTTTTCCGTGGTGCTGGTGTCTGCACTGCGGTAGCTACAGCTCTCAAAACGAATGATGGCATACTCGTTCAGAATCTTTGCACCGTGCGTAGCCTTCCAGCCGGTGGAGCTACGCTGGTTCAGCGGATCATCGCCATAGCCCAGCGGCTTAACGATGTAGTCCAGGCCCAGGCCGTCCAGCTCGGTAACGCCGTAAGCATTGGCGCCCAGGAACAGCGTGCCATACACAGCCAGCTTGGAGCCAGAAGTCTGCTTGTAAATCTTAGCGTTGGAAGAATCGACAAAACGGCACTTGCCAATCTTACCGATCTCGCCCTCGAACAGAGCGGTAGTGTCCGCATACTTGTGCATCTCCTCCCACTCGCTGGACAGCATAATATCCGTCTCCACATCAGGGTGGATAATGCAGACATAGTAGCCATCAATAGGGGTAATATCCCGACGCTTCAGCTCGTTGACCATCTTCTTTACATCAGCCACGGTCAGTTTATCAGCCGCAGTCAGTGTATCACGAGAAGTCTTGCCGCCGGCATAAGCCACGCTGGTGGTTGCCTGCATAGCATTTCGTGTCACCAGGTCAATGGTGTTGCCAGCCTGGTTGCCCTGCTCTTTGCAGTCCTCCACGATCACATTATCGAACGCGGCGGTCTGCAGCACATCGGTGTGCTTAATGTAGTCACCGTACTGGCTAACAGTGGCCTTAATGGCGGTCACAGTCCGTTTGGTGCCATTAGGCGTTACGCCTTCTACCAGCGGGGTAAGAGCAGGCGGCAGGCTGGAAAACTTACGCCACTCTGCTACCTTGCCAGAGCCGCGCGGAATGGGCTTTTTCTGCCCGAACTGACCATGCACCAACTTGGGCTTGGCATTCTCCAGCAGCTCCTTAATGTAATATTCCTTGATTTCAGCCGAAAGGCCGGTGTCAGTCGTTGCAGCCATGTTGGCAGTGCCATCGAACAGCTGCAGGTTCATTTTCTTATTCATGTTTCCTCCGTTTCTGACAGAGGATCGGTTTTTACTTGCCGCTAAGGAATCGTTTGATATCCTCCGGCGTTTTCAATTCCCCTGTCGCAATTTTCTTGTTGATGAGTTGGTGCTGCTCTCTTGTCAAGGCAGCAATGTTGACAGAAGTCTTGACCGCAGGAGCGGTAGAAGATGCGTTCTCTTTTGGCACATGACCGCGTGAGCGGATCGTGTCCGCAGCGGCTTTCGCTGTACTCTGAGCTGCAAACTGCATTGCGCCACCGGTGAGCTCGGTAAGGTGGCGTGCTTCAAAGGCAGTCTTGAGCGTGATGCCGGGGCATTTTAACAGAGAGACAAACTCAGGATCTGCCAGTTCTGCATCCAAGTCAAATGCATCCCCATACAAGGACTTGACCGCCTCGCTCTCGTCCAGCCACTGCTGGTACTGCTGTACTGCTGCGTCCTGCCGTTCGCGTTCCTGCATTTCCTGGCGGAATGCAGCGTTTTCACGCTCCAGCTTGTGCATCTGCTTCAGTGACTCGATCGGCACACCCTTCTCCACTGACTCCTGCTCGTAGAAGCTGTTGTCGTCTTCCAGGGCCTGCATGAGTGCCTCCGGGTCCGTAGCGTCTGCGCCGTACTTTTCGCCCAGCATATCAAGCAGGGGCAACACCCTGTCATACTGTGCCTGTGCGGCTTCATCAGCACGGAACCGCTTTTGCATTGCAGCGTTGATGTGCTTTTGATACGCATTTTTGTACTTGTCCTTAATCAGAGCCTTAAACTCTTTGTCAAGGTCTTCCGCTGTGCTCTCATGAGCACCATCCTGCGTGGCGGGCGCAGTGTTGTCTGCCGTATTGTTCTGCGTGGCGGGCGCACTGCCGGTGCCGTCTGCTGCACCGCCCTCGCCATCGAAAAGCTGCAGCAACATGGGCATCAATTTGTCTGTTCTCATAGGAACTCCTTTCTGTCCGTATCAGGTGGACGAACCCTTTACTCGCATAATAACAAAAGAGGGGGCGATCATGTCACCCCCCCTTTCAGCTTATTTGGATATGCCCCGGATAGCTATCGGCCAGTATTTCCATCCCGCACCGAAAAAAGGTAAACGCTGCCGGCACCGTACTCTCATTTGCCATCGGTGCGCAACGAATACACACATTTCCTGGTGAAATCTTGATCTGTGGTTCACACAGTAGAGCACCAGCTACATACGCCCTACGCACGACTTCCGCCAGCGTGCAGGTAAGGGCAGAAATAGCAGCGCATACCAGGTCATGATCCTGCTCGTTGCGTGGCGCATCGGCGTGGCCTTTCAGTTCTACGGAGCAAGCGCCAATATGTACCGTAGTCATTATTCCGGACTTGTGCTTGTGGCTACTCTCTTGCGTGCCTGCGTTGCAAGAGAATTGTCCTGGTATTTGTCTGTATTACCTAAGCTGTCGCTGGCGGTCGGCGTTGTGTCCACCGACTGCGTGTCTGTCACCGCCGCACCGCTCATTGCACCCGGTGTCATATCCTGACCACTCATCAGATCTTGACCAGTCAACTGCTTGATGATCTCATTGCTGGTGTTCAGTGCCTGTGTCATCTGCTGAATCGTGTTCCACATCGTACCGTTTTCCTGGACCCGCTGCACTATGCGGTCTTTGTGGTTAATATCCATCATATCCAGAAGTGCCAGAGCCTGATCTGCGTTCTGCGGGTTCAACACGCCCAGGTTGTACATCTGCACTGCCAGCTCATTTTGAGCCAATTTACTGTAAGGGCTGGCCTTGCTGGCCGATACATCTACATCGAAGTTGGGCATCTGGTAATACTCATCGTCCGGAAACAGCGTTTCGATACGCCGCTCCTGCATATTCTGATTTGAGAAGGTCTCAAACGATACAGATCCATCCGCGCCGGTAATACGGAACACACGAGGCATATCGTAGAACTGCCGAATACGCTCGATCACCATCAAGATGATCTCCTTGTATGCCCGGTATGTGCCCTTGATTTGCCAGCGTGAAGTCTTGCTCCCGGCTTCCTGCATAGCGCTGATTGCACTGGCTGCCGTTACCCCGCTGCTTGTACCGCCGCTGGACACATCACGGTTGCCGCTGGTCTCCTTCATCTCGTCAATCTTGTGCATGAGCACATTATAGGCGTTGCCGTCTATGCCATTGATCACGATTGGCGCATAGGTGTCCTGGCCCACATTGTTGCCCACCTTAATGAAATGCTTGGAAGTATCCGCGAAGTCGTCTTCGTTGATCTCGCCATCGTCACGCACCAAATAGCGCGGAACAGAGCTCCAAATCGCGTTTTCCAACATCGCCTGGGACAGTTTGTCAATATATTCCTGCGGCTCCTTACATAGGTCCACATAGCCATATCCGGCAGGACTTCCGGCCACACGGAACAGCGGGTCAAACACAAAGGGATATTTGCCGTCAATATACAGCCCGGTATCCTTCCGTTCTGGGTCATTCTCAGTTGCATACAGCACTACACCGTTGCAGAACTTCACATAGTGCACCACATTTTTGCCGTCCACATTCACCTTGTAGTACCAGTCTACCACCTGACTGCGATTGCTTTTGTCCACCGTATCATCAAACTGGTACTCTGTTTGTATCACACTGTGCATAGAGGATAATCGGTCCTTCAGCTGCGGGTACTGAGACACCAGTACATCGTTATTGGCAGAAGTGATATGAAACAGATTGGCCGAGTCTTGGATATTCTCAATCCCAGGCTCCCAAGCAAAATTCAGGATATCGCACTTTTTAACGCTCACATCGCCAAGGCCATTCAGCTTGTCCTGATCCCACACCACAGCGTATATGCCTGTACCGTTCAGGACCTTGGAGTGCACTGCCTGGTCAAACTCCTGTTCAAAGCCGTTCTCATCCAGCACCACCGGCACCACGGCAGATAACTGCTTAGCGGTCTCCTTGTCGCCCTCTTCCTGCGGCAGAATATTGGGCTCAGGGAAATTGTCCATATAGTCAGCGACCTTGTTATCCACGCAGGAATGCAGCCATGCAGACGCCGGCTTAATGCGCTTGTCACCCTCTTTGCCGTGATCTGACTTGAAGTTGCCCCAATGTCGCAGCTTCCACCAGTTTTGGTTGGCCACCACTCGGGCATCTACGGACGCCTTACCAGCCATGTACTTATTCAGCAGCTCCATAGCCCGCTGCACATCTTCTTCTGTAATGGTGTGCAGTTCTTCCTCTTCCGGCTCCTCGGCTGACATTTCGTCCACCAGCTGCTGCGCCTGTTTGATCTGGTCATCAGCAGCGGGCGCTACGGCATCTTCCGGCTTCTTTTGCGGTTCCGTCTGCCCCTGGGCGTGCTGCATAAATTCTTCCTTACTCGGCTTTTTCTTTTGCTTAGCCATAATCAATATCCTTTCTTCATTTGGTCAAGAGGGTCATCTGCCAGCGCTCTGGCCGGTATCTTCCGCCTTGGCGGTATCTTCTGCAGCATAGAGAAATAACGGAACTCATCCATTGCGTGGTCCTCAAGTTCCGTATTCAAGTCCTCCACCTTGTGTTCGTCATACATCATCATAGGGATGGTCCGGATGAAGTCCTTACAATTCTTGAACACATACATCATCGGGTACCCACGCTCGTCAAACATCAGCCTGTAATGGCACTGCATCCACCCGGCTATGCGGGTGTTATCGCCGCGCTCAAAGTACACACCGTGTCTGTTTGCCGTCTCCGCAATGGAATACCCATCATCCTTGGCGAAGATAGCAGGGTCTGCTACGCCGGTGATATGTCGGCCCGCCAGCAGCGGGTCATGTGTTTCTATCTCTCTGATCTTCTGGAACACGATATCTGCCGGCAGTTTCAGTCCCTCGTTCGGTGAAGTGCAGCCGTACCATTCCTTAATGCGGTACACCACGCCATCATATCCCTGAGCCCACCAGCCACAAGAAAATGGCTTGCTGTACCCCCAGTCGAACGAGCGATACACCTTCCAGTCGGCAGGAATATCGAACGGATCTATCACATGGGTCCACCTACGGTCTGTATAGTGGTCCGGGTTATTCCGCCATTCCTCGAAGAACTGACCCGAAAACACATTCCAGTCACCATACCGCCATGCCTGGCGCACCTTGGCAGGCAGTGCGTCCAGCTGCTGAAGGTACTTTGGGCTGTTTTCAAGCAATATCTGATTGTCCGTCACCAGGGACTGTATGAACGAATAATCCTCCGGGTTCTCATTCTCATCGTACACCCGATCAATAAATAGTCGCTTGACCCACTGGTGACCAACACCGCCAGGGTTGCAGGTAAGGTACATTCTTTTGGGATGGCTATTGGTGCCCCGAACACACGCCCACAAAGTCTTGAACATATCCTCCGTGAACTGCGTGGCCTCATCCAGGTACATGATATCGCACTCCGTGCCTTGGAAGCGTCCCAGGTCCTTCTCTCGCTCCAAATAGCGAAACAATATGCGACTGCCATTAGGGAATGTGATCGTCTTCTTACTGTCGTTGTACACGGCCAGACGCCGGTGCCTATCCGGATGATAGCATTGCAACGCCCTGGTCAGTGGCACGATATGATTTTCCGTCAGCTCGGGATAAGTCTTGCGCACAATAATTTGCGTAATACCCGGGCAGGCGTAGCTCATCACCTTAGCCTTGCAGTCAACTACCCAGCTTTTGCCACCACCTCTGGCACCACCAAAGGCAACAACATTGTGGGTGTCTGTCAGGAACTCCACCTGCTTAGGCTGTGGCGTGCCCAAGTCCAACACTTCACTTGGCATACTTCTTCACCTCGTCTGACAACACCACCTGCACCTCCGGTGCGCCGGCTGCCACATCGTCACGCACATTCAGAAGATCCTTCACATCCTTCAAGCTGGAAGAAATCTGTTTTGCACCGGCACGGTCCACAGCCACACCTGGCACACGCACCACCTTGTACTCGCCGTCTTGGTGCTCCACGGAGCACATTTCATTCAGCTCCTTTATGGCTTGGTCCAACTTATCCATAAGATCGTCCGCAAGGCGGTGCAGCCGCTCAACGCGCTTTACTTCCTGCTCCACAGACATGTCCATATATTTTTGTTCCACTTTGGCCCGGTAGTCGTTCCTCTGTTCCGTCCACTTCTCGTTAGCTGCCCTCTTACGCAGCGTGGACTGTGAACAGCTGTACTCGTCTGCCAGGGTCCGCAGGCTCTTACTGCCGGAGACATATTCTCGCCTCACCCTATTCCAGTCCACTTGATCACCTCACTATGATTTAAGCATAACAAAAAGAGGGTGACTTTCGTCACCCCCCCCGATGATACCATTGCTATGCGTCATCGTGCAGCTGTGCCAGCGGACAGCCTTTCCAGCAGTAAGAGGTGCAGAATGACCGCATGTGTTCATCTTTTTTGACCTTAGACCGGAATACCACACGCAGCCCGGAACTATCATACACTGCCGGTGCACAGTTGATCTGTACCGTCTCCTGGCTGTCATAGTAAGGACAGATAACCTTGGCATCTCCGTAGCTCTTCTGCTTTGACTTTGACATTGGGTGCCTCCTTAGCGGCCTGTACTCCCGAACCCGCCGTTTCCGCGTTCGGTGTCTGCCAGCTTGTCCACCAGCACCAACTCCGGAGTGTCGATCTTGACCACCACCAGCTGGCTGATCTTGTCCCCACGGCGCACGGTGTAATCCATACCGCTGTGGTTGTACAATTTGACGGCAATGCTGCCGGTGTAGCCAACATCAATCACGCCCTCACTGGTAATGCCGTGCTTAACATTCAATCCGCTTTTTGACTTCAAAAAGCCTGCTGTGTGTGCCGGCAATTCAATATGTACCCCAGTGTCAACTGTCACCGTTCCGTGTGCCGGAATTACCGTGTCCACCGGTGACAGCAGGTCAAGCCCTGCGTCCGTGTCGTGTGCTCGTACAGGCATCAACGCCTGCTTGTCAAGTTGAATGTTCATTCGTCGTCCTCCTCTTCGTCGTCCTCCTCATAGATAATTTTCAATCCATAGGCCACCGCTGCGGCGTGTTCAATCTGACAACCCCTTGCCTGTTCCCAGCCACGGCAGAAGTAAGCAGCGTGGCACTTGCTCATATTCTCCAGCGACTTGGCAAGGAAGCACAGCGGGATATTGACTACGCCTCGCTCTTCCATCGCTTTGTCACTATACCACTCGTCAGTGAACAGCGTGTTTACGACTTCGTAGCCTCTTTCCTTCAACACCCGGATTACTTGCTCTCTTGTAGCGATAATCTCCGCCTCACTCTTTCCAGCCATCGGCTGGCTCAACATTGCTTTCTTCATTTTGTTTCTCCTTTCAATTCATTCATCGGTTTGCTCGCAATACAATTCTTCTGCGAATCCGTCCAATTCGCATCCACCGCAAATTCCAACTTCCTCAAGATAAACATCACTTTGGTCAAACATACAGAAGTAAAAAATTCGACCGCTATTATCTTCAAGAAATTTCATAAAATCACAATTAGCACAATCGTGTCGTTTTTTCATTCTTTCACCTCAATCAATATGTATTTGCCGTCTTTGGTTTTGTAGGGCTTGTTTTTATCTCGTCCTCGATTTACTTTATTAAAGTCCGAATAATCACAGTAATACCAACCTCGGTGATATTCACAGTCTATACACTCCGTTCTTCTAACGGTACAATGTTCACCAATAGTCATAGCCCTGAACTTACGCTTTTTCATTTGGCACATTTCTCCATTCTCGGCGCTTATCGTTTATCGTTTTAATACCTCCGTTAAAACTATACATCTTCAATGTCATCTACATAACACAAGCTCCGTGGCGGTCTTGTTATTATAGGCTTTTCGCATTCGTATTCCTTGCCTCGATAATGAGGGCATGGGGCAAAGCAGTTATGATTGCATGGTTTTTTTAATTCGCTTAATTCTTTCGGCTCGTCATATATTTTCAGGTCGGATATGTGCCAGCCATAAAGCTGTTTACCATTTGCATATTTTTGAAGATCAGACACCGAGACACAAGAACCTTCGCAATCGCATGACATATTTTCATAAATATAATCACATATAAACTCGCCTATGACCTTGCCGTTAAGAAAATTATCTTCAGAATAGTCGTCATACGCAATCAGTTCAATACTATTGCCATACTTAATTTCACCATGCGGCAACTTAAACAACTCATCATCATTAAGCACCATAGGCCCTGCAACTGCTTGATACTTCTTGCTTGGTTTCGTGCAATAAATTAAAACCTTAAACGGTGTTTTGAGGTTAGGCTTCGTCTTCCTGACTTCAATCGTCTTTTCGCCGTTTGCTATTAGCTCACACCATTTCGGCTGTATGCTAATCAAAACTCCTTTCATATTGTCACACCTCCTTACTGGTTGTTCTCAGCTCAGCGGCGTGATTTCGGATTTCAACCAGCGTTGGCTGTCTCTGCCTTCCGGTGAAGATGATTGCCGTGCCATCTTCATTCCATTCGTGCGTTATTTTGTTTTTTGCCACTCTTTCTCTCTCCCATTCTCGCAGCTGTACTGCCCCCTGTGTATCGTCTTTCCGTCAGGTGCCAGGTGTTTGCGGCAGCCGTATTCATTGCTGCCCAGGTTGCGGCCATACTGGCAGCGATCACAGCGCACATAGAAAGCACATTGTTCAGCCATCTGTCCGTGTCCTCCAGTTCCGCAGCTCGACCTCCACATAGCCATCCAAGTCATAGGTCTTGAGCACTTGCAGCTCCACCACCTGCTTGTCATCCGGGTAGGCCAGGCCGTTCAATGCATCCAGCACGATCTTGGCGATGTTGTCCGTGTCCGGCTTTTTTGTTGGCAGCACCATGCCGGCCATCATCTCCACCTTGCGCTTTTTGCTGGCACTCTTGGGAATGCCAAACGCTGCAATGATTGTTGCACTGACCGGTTCATCCACGGCAAAGGCCATCAGATCTCCATATTCCTGCCGGTAGCAGAACCGCACCTCGTCCTCGTAGTCTTTGGTCTTCCTGGGCGTATATGTAGCAATGTGGTCACCTCGGCGCACAGCCCGGTGCCGACCCTTGCCCTGGGGCTCTCCCGGTATCGTCAATCGCACCATCATCTTGCTGTCACCAGCCTTTCGTAAATCTGCTGGGCCATTGCTGCCGTGGCCAGCTCTTCATCGCCGTGAGCGTTCAGTCGCTTGGCGTACCGCAGCAGCGGCTCCGGATTGTTCTCATCCACCAGCATGTACCCAAAGTCACCGGTGACGATGGGCACGCCCTGTTCCTGCATAGCCTTACGCTCCGATCTCAGGTCCCGCTCGCTAATGCGCGTCCGCCGCGCCAGCTCTTTGCCCCTCACCGGCATGCCGGGCGGGATCAGTGCGTCATAGATCAACGCCTGCCGTGGTGTCAGTTTGTTCAGTTCCATAGGCTCCTCCTAAAACTTGATGTCTGTGTTGTTCATGGTGTCCCGCTTGATCTGCTCCAGGTCGTAAGACGGCGGGCTTTGCAGTGCCCCGCTGTTCTTCCTGTCCTCTGCGCCCCACTTCAACAGAACAGAGAAGTGGTCGTAATAGGTCTTGTGGGTGTTGTGAATGTGGAAGGACAAGTTCTTGATCAGCCGCTGCCAGTCAAGTGGAAATTGTTTTTTTAGCTTCGCATATTCCTCATCGGTTAATCGCACATTCTTGAATTCGCCATATAATTTTGCGGGCGTGCACGCGCTCGCGCGCTCTCTCCCTTCTCCTGTATTTCTTTTACATTCTTCTACATTCTTGTTTGTGTGTTTCTGCGGCGTTTCAGCGTCGTTTCTGTGTCGTTCCTGCGTCGTTTCTGTGTCGTTTTTTGCATTTGCGTATGCTTGATATTTGGCGTAGTGAAGCACTCTAAGCCGTGTCTTTTTACTGTCGCTTTTTACTGACAACATTCCGTCAGCTTGAAGTGTATCCAAGTAACGCTTAACTTTCGTGTTACTCCACTTCCACCGATCGCACAAAAAGCGAATGGAGGTGACCAGCTCGCCACTGTCCACATCCATCAGCTTGCCATCAATCATCATCTTTGCAGGTGAGCGATTGCACAGCAGCAGAAGGTCCATCCAGGCATGGAATTTGTCGTATGGCTCCGCAGAATATAGCCAGTGCTCCGTAACCTTTCGGTGCACCTTGATCCATCCTTGCATAGGCTCTCCTTAAAACGGCAGGTCGTCGTCATCATCAATGGGCTCAAACTCTGCGTCATCTGCCGGTGCGCTGCCTGTGGTCGCCTGTGCGCCGCTTTCTGCCTTAGAACCGCAGAAGGACACCTGATTAGCCACCACTTGCACGCTCTTGCGTTTCTCGCCGTTCTGGTCCGTGTAGTTGTCTGTCTGCAAAGAACCCTCCACGGCGATCATGGAGCCTTTATGGAAGTATTTGCACACAAATTCTGCCGTCTGCCGCCAGGCGGTGCAGTCGATAAAGTCCGTCTTGCGTTCCTCGCCTGCCTTCTGATAGCTGCGGTCCACAGCCACCTGAAACCGCACCACGGAGATACCGCTGGGCGTTGCTTTCAGTTCCGGCTCATAGGTCAGTCGGCCCATAATTACAATGCTGTTAATCATAGATAATTCCTCCCAAAAATAGATATAAAGTCCTTGTCCGGGTAGGCAGCTTCAAATGCCTGCTGCCCAACCCGGTGTAAATAGTCCATGGTCTGCTTGTTATGGTGCGCACCCAGCGGCGGCTCGTTGTGGCAATCGTGGCACAGGAGCACCGTCAAGCCATATTTTTCGCTCTTTGGCCGGTTATATGCCCCAAACACATGGTGTCGCTCCAGGGTCCGCACAGAGCTGCACAGAAAGCATTGCCGGGGCTCTTCCGGCTGAATAATGCTCTTCTTCACTGTTTCCGTTCCTCCCAAGCAGCCATTAGCTGCGCCAGCTCCGCCGGCGGCATAGTCTCAATGCCCAGTGCTTTGCAGTCCTGCACCACGGCGTCTATGAGCCGAGCCATGCGCTTTGTGCCGTAGCAGCTGGTGCCGTAATAGAACCGCACCAGCGAGGTGCGCGGGTAGATGCCATCATCCACTTTCTCCGCTGTCCAGCCCAGGCCGTTCCTCCCCCATGATTTCGTCATGGCATTCACGGCACTGTCCGGCAGTTGGTAGTCCACAGACTTGCCATACTGCCGCACATAGCCCCGGTAGATCTCGTCCTTGGTGATCTGCGGGTCATTCTTGGCCAACTCCGCTTGCAGCTTGCCGATCAATGCCCACATATAGGCGTTGGCATCCAGGCTCCGGCGTTTCGGCTTTGGCTTAATCTCCAGCACATACTCTTCCTTATCCACCAGGGACTCAATGAATGCGCCAACCTTGGCCATAGTGGGAACCAGGTCAGCTTTTTTGAATTCAATTTTCATCTTATAGGCCCAGCTTCATGAAGATTTGATCAGCTTGGTGCCGGGTCAGATCTTCAATACGGCTCACCTTGTAATAGGCCAAGGCCTTTTTGACCCGCTCATTCTCTGCATTTTCTTTTAGAATAGCCACCTGGTCCGGGCTGATCTTCTCCGCTGCCTGCTGCCGTGCCTGTTCTTTCTTCGCGTCCTGGGGCTGCACCTGCTGGTACTTTGTCCGATCAGCTGCCCAGTACACATCTGCACCGAACCCTAACATCTTGCAGCACACAGACAGAGCATCCGTATAAGCCATCTTGTAGCACTCATCGGAGGTGTACAGGCCGTTATGCTCCTTGGCCACCAACGAGGAACCGCCAATACCCGGAATAGGGGCGCTCCATTCATCGTTGTACTTCACATAGAGCAGCAGTTGCACATACACAGTCACCACGCCGTCCGCGCCCAGATCTTGCCATGTGCGGCTGACTTCCACCTTCCAACCGATACCACAAGGGCCAAACTGCTCCGTCAGTGCCTTGATACGCCACATTGGGTTAATATCAGTCATGCCCTTTAAGCGGCCTGCGCTAATGTTCTTCTTGGCACTGTCCGGAACCTTGCGCACCGCCTCATATATCTTCATGTTCTCCATTCCATTCACCTCACTTGATCACGCAGCCGGGGGTCTCAATCAGCGCCGCACCGGCTACCGTCTCCCCCGCCAACAGAGCATTGCGGATAGACTGCTTGTCCACCTTGGGCGGCTGGGGCTGCATGTATTCTGCCGGCACCGCTGCCAGATTGAATACATCCACCAACTTGCTCGATGTACTGGTCAGCACGAACCGTCCGGCCTGCACCTTATCCTGCTGGGTGGCAGCCAGGTACGCCGCCAGGGTCTTCTTCATCCGCTTAATGGCGTTGTCCGCCCGCTTCTGTTTTTCGGCGAAGAAGTCCTTTTCTCGCTTGTAGTCCTCCACATCCGCCGTCAGCTGCCGGATCACCATACCGTAGTCCTCCAGCTTCTCCGGCACCATCATGCTGTCCAGTGTGTCCTGGACCGTCTGTTCATCAATCTCTCCGGCTTCCAGCAGCTCCATCAGCTGGGCTGCCTGGCCGGTCAGTTCATACAGTGTCGCCATATCGTTCTCCTTTATCTATATTCAATACAATGCGGGCTTCTGCCCGCGCCTCCGGGTCGCAGTCCTGGGGGCAAAAGCCGTAGTCATTCACGAACTTGTCCATCTCTGCGTTGGTCATCAGATCACCCCCAGGTCGTAGCAGCTTCGAAGCCAGTTTTCGCTGTGCCGCACAATGGTCGCTTCCTTGTTGCTCTCGTCCAGCAGCTGCTCCAACTTCTCGCAAGCACATTCCCAGCAGTAGCTACCGCTGGGCTCATCGTTGCCCGCACCGATGGAGAACCCATAACCCTCAATGGTTATATCGCAGCTGTCACAGGCGATCACGCCCGCCTCCTTGTCATACATCGGCATTCTCCTCCTGCTCGTCCTCGTCATACTCCAGCGGGCGAACGAACCCATACGCCTTAGGCAGCGTCAGCAGAGCCTCGCTCACAGGTACAGACACAGCCTCCAGCACATCGTATGTACAGCCCTGCACGGCCACTCTGTAACCGGACCGTATTTCGCTGAACCCGGGAGCACGGCACACCTTGCCGTTGGTCATGATCACCAAGTCCATATATTCATTACTCATTGTCATTGTCCTTTCCCAGTTTTAAGGCGCGTAGATACGCCACATCAAAATCTGTCAGCGGCGCCAGCAGCACCACTCTATCCTTATCATCTTCAACCACCAGCTGCTTGTCCTGTCGGGCCTCGTCCTCGTCCTTAGGCAGTACGAACACTGCCAGGGCGATCAGGCCACATCCGGCACCGCTGATTGCCACAGACACCCACCAGTACGGATTGTCCGCCACCATACAGCAGCCAAATAACACCAGCAGGAAGCCGGTGACCACCAGCATTATCCCTGCCTTTTCTCGTCTTGTCATATCTTCGCCAACTCCTTAACCTCATCCGGGTGCTGGGCGTAATAGTCGCTCATGCTCTCTGTGAGCCGGTGCGCCATCGCCGCCAGCATGCGGCTGTGTTCTTCTTCCGTCAAGTCCTCCAAGGGCTTAACCTTGCCATCCACCATAACCATGATCACGGTGGTCAGTTCTTTCTTCATTTCGTTCACCTCAATTAAAGTTACGCAGGGCCGGATTGTCCGTATGCCTTGACTTTTTCTCTCTCAACGCCTATACTATAGGTGTTGATAATTGTGTTTACTCATTATATTAAGCTTATCAACTCCTTTGACCGACTGTGCCCGCAGTCGGTCCTTTTTATTTGCCAGCCCTTAAATCAGCAGCAGACCGCCCGCTGCGATAAATGTGATGTTGGGTGGGGCGGGCGTGCGGGAAATCAAAAAAGAAAAGAAAAAAGAAAGAGAAATGAAAAAAATACATCCCCGCTGCCTGCTGCTTATCTAAAGGCTGGCCAATCAGTAACTTGTCAGGTTACTAATTGTGCAAAAAAAACAGGTCTCGGGTCCTTGATGTGAAGACGGTCGACCATAATGTCAATCTCAGAAGAGCCGAAGTCACCAGTTTTTACCCTCGTGGAAAAGGTTCGCTCTGAAATACCGATCTCATTTGCCATAGACTTAAATGTGTATCCGTTCTTGACCAATTCTGCTTTGAATAGCGCCCTGTTCAGCATGTTATCACCTCCGCAACTTATCAGGTTACTCTCATTGTACCACCGCAATTGTAACTTGTCAAGTTATTTCTTGCAATTTTCTTGAAAAATATTTCTTGACAGGTTACTCTGTGCGTTGTATAATTTAGAAAAAGGAGGTGCCATAAATGACTATTGGTCAAAGAATAAGAGAAATGCGGCTGGACAAAAATCTAACGCAAGACGAATTGGCAGCTCGCATTCACACTACAAAACAAACAATACATAAATACGAAAACGGTATTATTACTAATATTCCATCAAGCAAGATTGAAGCAATCGCCAATGCGCTGAATACAACTCCCGATTATTTAATGGGTTGGGAAACAAAATTTAGTGCCCCGGAAGTGACAGAAGATACTGTGATCTTCCCGGTAATTGGTGAGATTGCCGCCGGGTATGACTACCCTGCATACGAGGACTGGAGCGGTGAGACGGTAGAGATACCCAAGTCTTACCTGCATGGCCGAAGCAGAGATGAATTCTTTGTGCTCTCTGTTAAAGGTGACAGTATGTACCCCCAGTATATGGACGGCGACAAGGTGCTGATCCTGAAGCAGAGCACCATGAACCGCTCCGGTGAGATCGGCGCCATCATCTATGACGGCGATATGGCCACATTGAAGAAGATAGAATATGTGGACGGTGAGGACTGGGTGAAACTTATTCCTATCAACCCGGAGTACACCCCTAAGACGATCCGGAACGAGGACCTGGAGCAATGCCATGTTCTTGGCATTCCCCGCCTGCTGGTCCGCGAGATTGAACAGTAAGCATAAAGAACACCAAAGGAAAAAAGAATGTACAGTATTCGATATCTGCTGGTTAATGAGCTAATGCCAGACGACTACTATGAGCGTGGAGAAAGCAGAACACCTTTTAAGGAATTGTCAAAAGAAAGATACAAAGAGTTTTCTCCACACCTAAGTGTGCCCTGGATCTGCAAACCACACCGGCTGTATCATTTTTACACTGGTGATGATTTTGGCGGATTCGCAATCAGAAATACACAAACAAATGAAATACGCAGTTTTATGGTCGCATTTCCGTATGTAGAAATTCCGTTTACTGTGAACGAAAACGAAAAAGTGTATCCGCTGGAAACGGATACATATAGCCTAAAAGGTCCAGATTTTGTTGGCAAATTTTCTAACATTAGGTCAAATGAAATTAAGTTTTCCTTACTAGAAATCATGGCGATCGCAACTTCAATGACCGTCGCCTCAATAGCAAAAGAAAAGAACGGCTCAATATTTCTCCTTATATCATCGATTGTTCTTTGCTTCGTTCCAGCAAAATTATACGATGTGCGAATCAAACTGGACAAAGAATATTACCAAAAAAGGAAAGCCTTTTTCTCTGGCATAAAAGCGGAGAAAATCAAAGAACGAAAAGAAAAGTTTGAAAAAGAAGAAGAGAAGGAAGAATAGAATATGGAAATTGAATCATTATTGCTGGATCTATGCGGAATTATACTGCTGTACTTTGTTCCGTATGTAGTCGTTCGCTTGATCCACCGCCGGTCATTTTCTCTCAAAACTGCAAAGATTATGACCATTGTATGGGCGATCATCTCGGCAGCCATAGTTGTGGCCATTAAATTTATAACAAGCAGTCTGGGTGCTACCGTCTCAAACGGACTAAATGTGGCAGCCATATTCATTTGGCACGGATTTGGATATTCTGTACTTCTCAAAAAAAGCAAACGAGAAAAAGCGAACCAAAATAGCACGCCAACAGCAGAGCCCCAAACGCTCATAAACGGCGAACCATGGCGTGATTCTGAGACTAAAGCGGAAACTTACAATCCAGCACCCGAAAGTTCAGTCGCTGCCGATCCATACAATGTAGACGATGTGGAAGTGAATATCGTCAAGCCGAAATATGCCACCACGCATACTATCGACCGCAAAACAAAGATTGCATTTATTTGCATGGCTATAGCGATTGTCCTTGCCATCGTTTCTGCCGGCGTGGCCATCAGTAAAAGCGCAGCATATAACCGTGTTGTTTCCGAAAAAGCTGAAGTGCAGTCGTCTTTGGACGATGCGAATAACGAGTACCAGGCGCTCTGGGATAGATATAACCAGAAACTTCACGATTACTCAGACTTAGAGCGAAAATACACAGACCTAGACAGGAGTTATGATAGCAGAGCGGTACTCGAATTGTCATTTTACCAACGTTATATCGTTTGCTCCAATGACGAAAAATACTATCACCATTATTCATGCAAACGATTCCACGATAACAAATCCTTTTGGATATACACCATTGACGAAGTAGAAGACTATGGCCTGCGTCCATGCCCTGAGTGTATCGGATAATAAAAAAAAGCCCTACCCTGCGCCAACAGGATAGAGCCGATAAGCAGGATATGTAGTACATAACCCACCCAACATTGGATATTGTACCACATCCCTGCCGATAAATCAAGCAGGGCATTTTTGCGCCCTTTTTTAAGTACAATCTATGGGAGTGGTACAATGAAATATGCAGCGGCATATATCCGCGTAAGTGACGACCGGCAAGACGAGTACAGCCCGGACAGCCAACTTAAGCTCATTCGTGAGTACGCCAGCCGCAACGGCTACTGCGTGCCGGATGAATATGTATTCTATGACGATGGTATCTCCGGGCGAAGCGTTAAAAAGCGTAAGGCGTTCAATGATATGATCGCCTTTGCAAAAAGCAAGGAGCACCCATTCCAGGCAATCCTTGTATGGAAATTCAGCCGGTTTGCCCGCAACCAGGAAGAAAGCATCGTATATAAGTCCATGCTGCGGCGCATCGGCGTGTCGGTGATCTCCATATCCGAGACCATAGACGACTCACCCTTTGCCCCGCTGATCGAGCGCATTATAGAATTCATGGACGAGTATTACAGCACCCGCCTGTCTCAGGAAGTGACCCGGGGCATGACGGAAAAGGCAAGCCGTGGCGAAGCCATGAGCGCCGGTGCCTTTGGCTACGACCTTCAAAACAAGGTGTTCACACCCAACGAGGACGCACCCACCGTGCGGTACATCTTTAATGCTTTTCTGTCCGGCAAAGGCTACCGTAAGATCGCCATGGAGCTGGACGCCATGGGCGTAAAGACCTATCGGGGCAACCCACCGGACAACCGCTTTGTGGAGTATGTGCTTATGAACCCGGTGTATGCGGGTAAAATCCGCTGGAGCACAGACGGCAGAGCCTCCAGAGACCGGTACAAGGGCGATAACAGCAAGGTTATGTATGTGGACGGCAAGCACCAGCCAATCATAGATCAAGACACATTCGATCAAGTACAGGAGAAGATCATGGAACAGAAAAGACGGTATGGCAAATGGCAACGCAAGGAGCAGCCTGTCACATTCATGCTGAAAGGCCTTTTACGCTGCGACACCTGCGGTGCCACGCTGACCTATATTGCCGCCAGGGATCCCGCTGTGCAATGCCACAACTACGCCCGGGGCAAGTGCAAGGTATCCCACTACCTATCCATACGCAAGGCCAACACTGCGGTGATTGCTGCCATTGAGAAGTCCCTGGAGACCCTGGAATTCAATGTGCTGCCAAAGGAGCAGCTGCAAAATGAAGTGGTAGACTACTCGCTGCTCATTCGCAAAGAAGAAGATAAAATCAAGCGGGCCAGTGATGCCTACGATGCCGGGTATGACACGCTGGAAGAGTATGGGCGCAAAAAGCGGGCATTTCAAAATAAGATTGAAACACTCAAAGCCGAGCAGGCCAAGGTCGAGAAGTCACAGAGCGGCGAAATTCCGCCCCAGTTCGTCCAGCAAGCCAGTTTTGTGCTGGATTTGATAAAGTCTCCGGAGACAGCAGAAAGTGTCAAGAACGAAGCCCTGCGCTCCATTGTAGACCACATCACATTCAAAAAGCCGGACAACACACTGGAGATATTCTACTATATTTGATGGATTTTTAGCCGCATTTTCCGCCACGAATTGAAAAATAAGTGCGATTTTTGGCTTAACGCCGTCATTGTCTGTCCATATTTTGACTCTATATCTAAATGCAATACAGTCCTCTTTATTGCATTTAGATATAATTAGGTATAGAAAAAGGCCGAACAGTCTTGTGAACTGCCCGGCCTTTTCTCACATGAGCATTGTCGATATTGGAA